ATTTGTATTTATTTCTGTTCATCCATCCAGTTTAGTTATCAATATTTAATAGTGCAATAGGGTTTATAATTTATTTCATTACTGTCTATTCTGTTACTTCAGTTGTTTCAGTAATTTCTGTAATGATAGAAACATTGACAATATCAATCATTAACATATAATTGTCTGACTTGCTGTTTGTGTGATCGCCTATTGATTAGCCTTTCATCCTTAGTTAGTAATCATCAATACTCTAATAAAAAACCCGGACCTAAAAGATCCGGGTTTTTTGTTTTACTTACTTATAATTTAAATCAAATCCAAATTGATTTTCTATATTATCAACAACTTGCTTTAATGGTACTTGCATTGTTCCGACATATTGAGCGCCATCATTCCAGATAGCTAAATTTTTTGTTGCGTCAATATAGCCTTTTTTATAGGCTTTATTAACTTCAATTTGAATTTCTTCCCTTGTAATTTCAATTACTTCACTCATTTTTCAAATTCCCGTATCCAGTCAATGACTGCTTCTGAGAATCCATCAACATGATTCCAAGGCCCATATCCAACACCATTTTGGTTTTTAGATACGTTAATCATATAGTTAATTCCCTTTACCGGATCTGGAACGCGATCATGTGACTGTTCATCAGTGATAACTATTAATCTGTCATAGTCACGCATGAACATTGTAGCAGCAGCTTTTCCAAGTAAAGTTCCGCCATTAGTTTGACTGCCTTTTATTTTGTCAATGATTCCAAGTCCTTCAATGGTCGGAACTTGAACAACTTGGTTAGAAAAAGTAAACACTTCAGCCAGTTCAGATATTCCAACCACTAAGCCAGCTAAGGCGCAAGCTGCATCGATTGATTTAAGATCAGACTTTTCTGACACTCTTTCCCAAGCCATAGAGCCAGATACATCAACCAGGACAATAGTTTTCCCTGGCAGTCGCTCCATTCCTGTAAGGGATGCTTGCATGGCTTTATCCAGTTCCCTGTAAAAAGCCGGAGCATGGTTTGCAGCGCTTATAAACCGAAATGGGAGCACTTTAGATTTTCTTGCACCAGCTACTATAGAATCTGCAATCAGCCTGTGGTCGGCTCCTGCTTCGCTCATGTTGCGCAAATTACGCAATAGCGCCATGTAACCAAGTTTCTTTTCAATTAGCATTCTCTCGAATACTTCTTTTTTACTCGCTCCTGCTGATACATTGACTTCCCAAGTATCAGGTGTAAGTAATTCCTTGCTGACTATTTTTTTGTAAAGCGCTGATTGTTCTTCATTTTTAGGTTTAGGATGAACCATTAAAAGCACATCGCGCAATTTAACAGCATTTTGTCTATTGTATTTAGCAAAATGATATTCATTAAATTTACGAAATGCCCGAGCTAATCCTATTTTTACCTGTTTGGATATTGGTGTTTTTCCATCACTCCAGTAAATAGCCAAAAATTCCGCCAGCTCATCAGCTCGCTGAATTACTTGAAAGATTGTTTCACCTACAAGCTTTCCCTTGTTGTGCTGTGGATGTCTGGCTAATTCTCTGGCAAGCAATAAAGCTACATGTCTAAGTTTGTATTTATTTCTTGCTTCTATTGCCAGTTCTGAAAGCTGTTCAGCAGTAACTGTATGGCATAGTGATTTGATTCGATTGGCTATTTGTTCGCCACTTTCATAAAATCCATTCTCCCATAACATGCAGGCAAGCACAGATCGGCGCAATTGCGCCAAGTTGCCAATGTGTTTTGCTTTTGCATTTTCATGGGTATGAATGGAAGTTACGCGGGTATTTTTTTGCATAACGTTCTCCATTGTAGATAAGTTAGGGAATAAGCGAGTTCAGAATTTGCTAACCATTTAAGCTGTTATATTTCTATAACACTTGGATTCGAACCAAGACACTCTTGTGAAGTAACTGAACTCTTCACCACTAAATTTTTTTAGGAGGATAAGCGATTACAGTAATGCTCTGCTGTTCTACCATTAAACTACACCATCTTAAGCTAGGTGACTGGAATCGAACCAGTATCAACAGTCGGAATTGAAGTAACTGTAATCTACACTACCTAAAATTGTTAAGGGAATAAGCGAAAACAGGAATTTTAGCGCTCTACCGTTGAGCTATACCGGCTTTCACCGATACCCGGATTCGAACCGAGAACCTCTCATTTAGCGAATGAAGTAACTGTTTTCTACACCACTTAATTTTAAATTTGTGCAGGGTATCCTCCTGCTGCGCCGTTTTCACCTGACATCATGATTTCAAGGCTTTTGGTTACTAAGGCTCTTTTCAAATAGCAATGGAACTTGTGTTCTACTGAGCTACTCAAATTCTTTAATACACTTTATCAGGACCACTCCACGGCCTTTTATTCGGCTAAGAGTGATCAAGACGCATAAAATGCTAGGGGTAAGATTATTAGCTAACAGTCAATCCCCATTTACACAGTCTTTGGAGGTGCACCTCCTGTAGCCCTGATAAAGTGTACTATTAAAATACCGGGATTTCTCCCGGTATAATGCTGTTTCAACGCTGTCTATAGCTAACAGACTTTTACTATCTTCTATCATGTGCCGGACTTCCACCGCTTGGACTGGGTTGTAATTCACTCGACAATTACCGCTACTTATGTCTCTACTTGGTTTTACGGCTTCAAGCTTTCGCCATCGTCAGCAGTTCACGTTATTTTTGAAAAGTTGTATTACCTTTTCTAAGTGATCGTCCAGCATTTGATTCTGCAAGGGCAATAAGCGTTAACGGGTGATTTTCATTTTCAAGTTGAAGTAACCGTTAACTTCAGCACCTAATTCTAAAATTCAGTCAAAATATGTCAGGTCTTATTTCATGCTTACTAACTGTATTTTGAGTGAATTTTGATACTACTGCTACATATTTTGCCGGGACTCCATTTTTATTTAACCAGTGCCAGATAGTGGCGCGGTTTAAATTGAGTAACCGCGCAAGTTCTATCTGTGTTTTTTGTCTCGTATCAAAAAATGACTTTAGTTTTTTACTGGGTTTTTTGCCAGTAGCGATTACATGACTTTTCCCCCTCTTTTGTTTTCTGATATTTTTAACTTTTCTTTTCATCGGGTGAATTATATGCATGTTGATTTTTTAATGCAAGAGAAATGTTTAATTTTTTTAGTTGTCAAGTTTGTTTAATTATTTTATACTAATCCTTCAAATCTAACGGGACATTATCATGACTCAAACACCTTTAACAACAATACAAGATACAAACATATCAGTAACACCAATGTACCTATTAAAAATGGCACTTGATACAGGTGCTGACATAGAAAAATTACAACAACTGCTTGATCTTCAAAAGGAATATGAAGCAAATGAAGCAAGAAAGGCATATTCAGTAGCATTCGCTGAATTCAAAAAAAATCCCCCTCTAATTGATAAAGATGTAACAGTAAATTATCAAAATAAAAATGGAGATGTTACTAATTATAAGCATTCGTCACTACAGAATGTTGTTGAAAAAATCGGATCTGAATTAAGTAAACACGGATTGAGCCATAGCTGGACTATGGACCAGAATGAAAACGGGCAAGTTGTAGTTACTTGCAAATTGACTCATATATTAGGCCACTGTGAAGAAAACACATTAAAATCAAGTCCTGACTCATCAGGTGGAAAAAACAACATTCAAGCTATTGGATCTGCTGTAACTTATTTGCAGCGTTATACATTGCTTGGCGTAACTGGTCTTGCTACAAAAGGGCAAGATGATGATGGGGCGCAATCAGAAAAGCCAGAAGATACAGCTTTATTAACTGTTGATCATAAAGCAAGCATTCAAAAGCTACTGAAAAGCACCAAATCAGATTTAACTCAATTCCTTATATACATGAATTCAAAGTCTTTGGATGAAGTTAAAGACAGTCAATATAATGCTGCCATGGTTGCACTAGCTACCAAGCAAGCAAAAATAAACGAACAAGCACAACCAAAAGCAGGCTAAAAAATGATTATCGACTATTGCGAACAAGGCAGTGATGAATGGATTGAAAAAAGGCTTGGACTTGTTACAGCTAGTTGTTTTTCAAAAATAATATCAGGAACTGGAAAGGCGTCAAAGAGCGCCCTTCCTTACATGAAAAAGCTACTAACTGAATATTTAACGGGTGAGAGTCAGGGTACATTTCAAAGTGACTGGATGGCAAGAGGAATAGAAATTGAACCTGAAGCACTTGCCTTTTATGCATTTATTAATAATGTAGAAATTCAAAGAGTTGGATTGATCTATAAAGATGAAAATAAATTAGTAGCCTGCTCACCTGATGCATTAATAAAAGGAATGAAAAAAGGCGTTGAAATAAAATGCCCAAAAATTGAAACACATGAAAAGTATCTTAAAGACAATAAGTTACCAACAAAATATATTCCACAGGTGCAAGGCCACATGTATGTTACTGGTTTCAAGACATGGGATTTTATGAGCTATTATCCTGGAGCCACACCATTAATAGTTACTGTTGAACGTGATGAAGATTATATTAGTGAAATGCATTCATTAATTCACCCATTCACAATGAATTTATTAGAAAGTAAACGGCAATTAATGCTTGCCGCATAAGGATATATGATGACTACTGAAATTAAGACAATTAAAGAAGATAATCAAATAGTTGAATTTCAAAGCTTTGAATTCAAATTAGCTGAATTTAAAAATAAGTATGACAATATGGTCTATAACTTATCTGATCCAGTTCAGGAAAAAGCAGCTAAATCAGACAGATTAGCAATCGGAAAAGTAATTGCAACACTGGATAAAAAACATAAAGAAATAAAGGAGCCAATTAAAAAGCAATCTGACTTGATTGATGGAGAACGCAAAAGAATCAAAGACGATTTACTAGCAGTTCAAGATAAAATCAAGTCTCAAATTAAAGCGCATGAAGATAAAATTAAAGCGCACCATAAAATGCTTGATAATAAAGTTCAGCAATTAGTTGAAATGTCTGTGCTCAGGGCAGATCAATATAATTCTGTTTCAGTTAAATCTATCATTAATACACTTCAGGCAATTGAAATTGATGATTCATTTGAAAATAGAAAAGCTGATGCAGCATTAGCGAAAATGGAGTCATTAGAAGTACTTAATAAACATTATATATTCGTATTAGAAGAAGAAGAAAAAGAAAAAGTAAGATTAGAAAACGAACGCATTAACGAATTGGCGAGACAAAAAAAACGGGAAGCAGAAATAATTGAAAGAGAAAAAATAATAGCTGAAAACAAAGCACAGAAAGCTATTGATGAAGAAAAAGAAAGATCCAGGATTGCAGAAAAACAAGCAGAAATGAAGGCAAAGCGCCTACTTAATGAAGCAAACGCCAAGCTTGAAAAAGCAAAGATGGATAAAATTGAAGCAGATAAACGGGCTAAATTAGCTGTTGAAAATGAGCGAAAAAAGATACAAGCAGAATTAATTGCAGCCCAGAAGAAAAAAGATTTATTAGCAATACAGGAAGAAGAATTAAAAAGGGATAAAAAACATAGAGATAAAATATATTTTGAAATAAAAGACGATCTTACAAAAGAAGGATTTACTATAGAAAATATCAAGAATCTGTTAAATTTAATTAAATCAGGAAAAGTAAGACATATAAAAATAGAATATTAATTCAGGAGAAAATTAATGCCAAATCATGTATCAAATAGAATAGTAATAATAGGTACACAAAAAGGATTTCAAGATACTATAGTTAATACAATAACTACTAATAATGGTGATGGTGATCAAATTGATTTTAAAAAATTGATTCCTATTCCAAGACATATTTATCAAAATCACTTATCTAAAGATGATGAATTAGATTTTCAAAGTCATAACTGTTGGTCAGAATGGAACCGGAAAAATTGGGGAACAAAATGGAATGCTTATGAAACAGTTATTAAATATGGGGATGAATTAATAATTGATTTTCAAACTGCATGGTCTGTTCCCTATCCTTTTATTATTGCCTTATCAAATTTATTAGCGACAAAATTTAAACTTAAATACTATGATGAAGGTGGATGTTTTTGGGGGATAGAAGAATGGGAAGATGGAAAAAGAACCAAGAAAAATAGAGATAAAAGCATAAAAGATGAACTAAAAATTGAATTACTTGGATTTGATCCAGACGACGACTAATAAATAATAAAGGATATAGCAGTGATTGAAAATATTAACGGTCTAAAGATAATTGAAGATATAAACATGACAAGGACTGTTACAAAGTCAGAACCAAAAACAACCAAGGAAAGGTTTTTTAGCCTTCCTTGGAAGCCATGGGAGAAAAATAAAATAGTTTATTTCCAAGTTCCAAATGAAGATGTTTTTGTAGTTCAGGGCGCAATGATTATGCACCCTGTTACAGCGCAACGACTAAGAATTGAAATTGAAAGACAAGGAAAAGACAATGACACAATATTATGTACAGATCCCTATAGCTGGAATAATAGCGGCATCTGTTCAAGCCGATAATGAAGAACAAGCAACAGAAAAAGTACAAAGTCTTGAATGGATTGTAGATTTTAAATCATCATCTACTGATGAAGGAGAAATATTAGAACTTGAAGAATTAGATCAATATGAAGAAATTGTAACAGGCAATGTTTTTCACGGTCCACTTAATAAAATATATGTACAAAAGGAAAAGTAATAATGTCTAATGTAAACAAAGTAATTTTAGTTGGTCGCCTTGGTTCAGATCCTGAAGTAAGACACTTACAATCAGGATCACAAGTTGCCAATTTCACAATGGCAACAAGTGAAAAATGGACAGACAAAACGACTGGAGAAAAGAAAGAGAAAACAGAATGGCACAGGATTGTTTTATTTAATAGATTGGCTGAAATAGCTGGTCAGTATCTGGCTAAGGGATCATTAATATATATAGAGGGTAAACTGCAAACTGATAAATGGCAGGATAAACAAGGCAATGACAGGTATACAACTAAAATTCAAGGATTCAGCCTTACTATGCTGTCATCACCGCCTAATAAAGCACAACCAGTAGCAGCACCAGCACAACCGCCAGCGTTGCCACAGAAAGCTGACAATACTTTTGACGACGACATACCATTTTGACAGGAATACTTAAATGTTTGAATCAAATGAACAAGTAACACATTCAATTATAAAAGCATTGGCAGAAAATATTGACGATTGTGAACCAATTGCAAGAGACAATGGAAACTATAAAGAGCTACATATTGATAATGAAAGTCATGTATTAATTATAAAATTTGATTATTGTTCAATGCATTTTCATTTAAGAAAAAAAGGAAAATTTAATACGTTGCCAATAGGCGGACTTAACATTAAAGCTTTTAATGTTGGTCAAATAATAGACCTTGTTAAATATTATTCATGTCTGGTTTACGATTCCAGGCATGAATTTGGAAAGGTTAGATTACAGAGAGTAAATAAAGATGAATCCAAAAACACTTGATATTATTATTAAAATAATAATTGCTGTTATTGTTGTATTAGTTAGTACATCAATTTTAAAATTTATTATTGATGAATTTAAAGTCTTTTAATTATTTGGAGTATTGAATGACTGGATTTGAAAAAGAAATATATATAGGCACTACAATAATATTATTGCCCTTATTCATTTTCGCTGTAAAAGTGATAATGAATAAATTTATAAAGAGTGATAATAGTGATAAAGAAACCAGCGAATAAATACGATGTCTGGATTCTAATTATAATTTTAGATTTATTAACAATTTATTAAAGGAAACAAAATGAAGTACACATTAGGCTTGTTAATTATATTGGTTGTATCCCCTGCTTTCGCTTTCAAAAATGAGCCTAATGGTTTCAGGGGAATCAAATGGGGAACTGATATTTCAGTTCATAAGAAAGAAATGACACTGCATGAAGCAGGAAGTAATACACGTTACTATTTAAGAAAAAATGACAAAGGAAATATCGGATCTGCAACTATATCTTTACTTGCATATGGATACACTAAAGGTAAATTCACAGGTGTAATCATGTACACACAGGGATTTTATAATCAGAAAGGAATTATTGCAGCATTTCAATCTCAGTTTGGAACTGGACAGATCCCGTATTCAGTCTATGATTATGTATATTGGATAGGAAACAAAAGCAGGATTTCAATATCATGTGATTACAATAGCCTCTGTTCAATCATCATGTTTTCATCTGTTCATTACGCTAAAGATGAAAAGAAAGAAGAAACTAAAGCTAATCAATCAGGTAAGGATTTCTAACCAGACTAAGGAATAAAATGGAAAATTTAAAAGTTAAAGAAGTAATGTCATTGACTGAATTTAAGATGCGTTGTAAAGCTGGAACTTATACAGATTATTCAGCAGGTTTATTCATGCTTGTTAAAGGTGCTGAAGTTTCAGACAAGCATTTCATGCCATCTGATTTAGATGTGATGGACTTCCCAGAATGGGCAACAAGTATAGCTTGGGTTGATAATAGTGCTTGAATCAATACTGGTTGCTGTGGGATGTTTAGGAATATTAGCTTTTTTGGCAATTGTTATATTTACAATCAAAGACAATAGGAAAAGGAAAAATACATGACTTGGAATAAATACAAAACTGCGTATGAAAAAGGACCAGCTCAAATTGGTAAAAAAATAATATGGCTTGTTCTTGGTTTTGTTCTGATTGTCGGTCCTCTTATTTATATAGGTGGCTGGCTGTCAGACGCTGCAAGCGTTGCTAAAAAAGAATTTAGTGCCTCTGCTCTACTTAAAAAATATGAGTGGTTTAAAAACGCTTCAGCACAGCTTGATAAGAAACTTGCAGATATCAAGGTTTATGATTCAAGAATAAAAGCAATGCCAGATCGAAAGGAAATGGACAGAACAGAAAAAGAACAGTTTATGCTGTGGCATACAGAACTTGCAGGAGTAAAAGCCAGTTATAACGGACTTGCAGCAGAATATAATGCGCAAATGTCAAAATTTAATTGGAGGTTTACAAACGCTGGTGATTTACCAAAAGGCGCAACTGAAGTTTTACAGCGCTCATTCAGACAATACGAGGTTAAATAATGAAACTATTTATTAAATGTACTATAGCTTTTTTAGTAATCACTGCTTTAATTGGATGTATAGATGATACACCGCCTGTTTCAGATTCCGGTGTTTCAAAAGCCAGTGTAACTATTCCAACTGGTGCGGATGGATTAACTACTGAACAACGAAATGTTGGGGAAAGGCTAAAGACAGATAATAAACCTGGAAGTATTAAGCATCTGTATGTTATTAGTGCTTATTCTGGACAAACAATATTTTACAGTACAGTGAAAGGGAAAGTTACCAGCTCAGGAAAAAGGCTAACCAATACTAAAAAAATAGATGGATATTTTCAAAAGCCTGCTGTCCTTCCAGCAATACAAGATGATGGAACTTATGGATCATCTATACCTTATATATATTGGTGGGATGTCCAAGGTAGATACCATCAACACTATGTATCTGGCGGGCAGATTATACATGTATCAGATAAGCCTATTAATGTTAAAAGCGTAATAATTAACTTTGAAAAGAAATAATTAACTAAAACTGCCAAGGATGGCTCTAACCATAGGAATTATTAAAATTGTGCAATCATGACAAAGGAAACTATAAGTATAAAATCTAATGTTCTAACCAAACCAATAGCCTATAAGCTATATTTTGCGTTTGGAATTATCGGTATGTCCGTATCTGGGTATTTTTTGATACGTGGGTTTTTAGCCTTTGGAAATGGCGCTGATTCATTTGCTTATATATTAGGCGGTCTTGTCATTCAGCTAATTGAAGGCGCTTGTTTTATTGGATCTGTCACTTCAGTTCACAGTCTTGAATTTAAAAAACGATTAAGAAAATTTGGCTGGTTTTTGTTCGCTATCTCAATTACGTTAGTCACTCTTGCACAGCAAGCAACTTCAATCAGAATTGATAAACAGGTTTCAAGATCTGATCAGAATAGAACACTGATGGCTGACCAGATTAAAGAAAATTCAGATATTATCAAAGGCGATCTGCACAACTCAAAATATCAAAGCAAATCTATCTATAAAGCCAGTAGAGACACTGGAACAAAAGTAATGGCTGAAGCTAAAGAGTCTTCAAAAATTAACAGTGAGCAGCGTCAGAAGCTGATAGCTTCTAATAATAAAGAAGTATCTGTATCCCCTTCTGAAGCTTATTTAAGACTTCAAGGATTGATTAAAAAACTATCATTTAATTATTTCAATCCTGAAGTTGCAATGATTAGTTTAGTCATGGCGATATTGATTGCTTTCTGTTTTGAGTATGGTGGCATTCTTATGTTGTCATATGGTGCAAGCATGTATGTAAACAATAGACGCATTTTGACACATCAGGCTGAAAAATATACTGACTATACTTTAGCCAAGGCAAGAAAAAACGCGGACGAAAATGCTAACAAAATTCAAAGTGCGGACAGTCAGAACGCGGACCAAAACGCGGACAAAATTAATGTCCGCGCAAGTGCGGACGAAAATGGATCTGTCCGCGCTGGTGCTGACTTAAGCAGTGAAAACGCTGGCAATCCACAGGGAATAATTGATACTCAAACGCGGACTGTTAGCAAAATAGATGATGTGAATCAAGAGCTTACAGGAGTTATGTTAGCAGTTAGCGAAAATGATAATCCGCACTTTAATGCGGACAGTGTAAGCGCTAACGCGGACGGTTTCGGCGCAGTAAACGCGGACGCTTACGAAATTTCTGATTCAGAAAATGTCAGCGTTTTAAGTAAAAAGCGTCCGCATTCTAAAAAGCAAAAGCAGAATATAAATAAGCAAGCTAAAGAAAAAGTTGCTGAAAAAAAATACAATGAAGATTATTCAAAAGTAAAAAAAATGATCAAATCATTACGGATCAAACCAAGCCAGCGAGCAATTTTGTCACTTGTAGGAGGTAGGAACGATAGGGCAAATAAAATGATCCTTCAATTAGTGAAGGAAAATGTGATTGAATTATATACAAAGACTAAATATAGAATTAAACCAAAAGTAAAAGGGTAAAGGTGAATAAATGAACAATCATGAAATCAATGGTATTTTTACTGAAGCGCAAACTGACTTGAATAATGATTCAAAACAGACAAAAGCTGAATGGAATCTGGTTCAGGGTGTGGCTGGTCCTTTTTTATTAATGGAGCCATACCATGGATTTACTATCAAGATTAGCGCCAATTGTGATACAGATATTATAACTGTCTCTATTTTTATGATTGAAGACGAGGATCAAGCAGGGACTATCCAATTTGAAATGGAGGATGTTACTAAAACATTTATATTAATAACCGCTAGAACTATGGCTTTTTCTCTAATGGCAACCTATGGATTAATGCTTATGAATTTTGAGCATGATCTAAATATTAAAGCAATAAAACAGCAGATTATTGAAAACTTGAAAAAGGTAAATGCTGAAAAAGACGACGATAAAAACAAGAATGATATCCATTAAAAAACGTCTGAAAAGATACAGAAGGAAGATTAAAAAATCATGGAAGAAAATCAAATTCTGTATTAAAGGTGGATTAATAATCATAGGCAAGATACTACTAGGGTCTTTTTATTTTAGTTTATTTGTGCTTATGATTATGTTTTTCTGGATTAGATTGGCAATATTGGCAATTGTAGCGCTTTATGCCTCAATTAACTTATTCAAAAGGGGAATCAAGAAATGAACTTTTTTTATGAAATAGGATTATACTTTATATCTTTTATAGTGATATTTCTATTTGGTGTATTGTTGTACAAAATAATTAGCAAGAGGTGAGTAATGGAAGAAATAATAGAAGTTAAAACATATCAAGTTAAATATAAATGTGATAGCTGTAAGAATGGCTATCTTATATTTAATGGAAAAACTGATAA